TTGGTCAAGATTATTTGATTCTTGTTCGGCATCTGAGTTGTCCGTTTTCGGCTCATTAGCTTTCAAGAGGTAATCGACAGCTTGTTGTCGACTAAAAGTATTGTTAGGTTCACTTCCTGTTTCAGGATTGGTGTTTTCCATAATTCATTCCTTTTGTTAAAAAAATTTTCGTTTATGCAAATTATCTAGTTTTTCTTTAGCGAGTTTTGAGTCGCCTACCAGAATTTGCATTTCTTCACGTACCTTACGCAAAGACTGTAGTAAGAAATAAGAACGCTCACGAACGTCCTTATCTTCTGGCTTACTTTCTGAGAAACCTGATACATATCGTTCCTCAAGGATTCTATAAACTTTTTTAAAAATTGGATTTTCCAGCAAATCTTTTGCTTGATTTCCTTGAGCCATTCTTTGGCGTAAATCCATATCATCATCATTTTGCATTAAATATTATAATTTCTAGGTGCAAGTAGACCACTCATAATTGTACGAGGGTCAATTTGTGTATTTAAAGGTTGTAACATTTGTTGGTTATTCATCATCATTGGTGGTAGTTGTGGAAATGCAAACTGAGGTGGTTCAGCCATCATTTGATTCATTTGCATACCTTGTTGATTTAATTGTTGCGGTGATTGAGCCATACCTCCACCTAACATAGCGGAACGCCCAACTCCTGAAAAATCACCGAGTAAGCCACCGCCTAATAGTTTTCCTACTCCAGCCATTGGCGAATCAGCTATGCCAAAAAGGTTACTTGCGGGTAATCCTGTAATAGCATCACCAAAGCCACCTAATACACCTTTTAATCCACCAAGTCCTGAAAGTAATCCTCCAGCACCAGCTAACGTTGCACCCGTACTAGCTACTGCGGGTAATATACTTGCACCCGCCATAGGTGCTAAAGCTGTCATGATTGGTAACATAATTATCTCCTATAAATTTTGACTTACTTCTTTATTACCAAGAACCTGAGCTTGTCCTCTAAGCTGAAGTTCGGCATTTAATTCGATTTTCTTTAACTCCAAATCTGCCATCATTTTTTCTTTAGCAAGTTGGATATCTGATTCTAATTTTTTCTGCTTGAGGGCTATTTCAGCCTCTGCTTTCATTCTATCAACATTTACCTCTTGCTCTGCCTCACTTGGCTGCGGCTGAATTGGTGGTTGTTGAGATGGATCAAGAAAAAATTCATTTACATTTTTAAACCCAGATAGTTCTAATATTTTGGCATAGGTTTCTCGTAACTGCGATAAATTGGTTAATGGGTTTTGCATACCCAAAGTTGTCAATATTTGTGATTGTACTTCAGCTACACGTTGTAATACTGTAATCTTATCAGTAGCTTGTCCTGTACCTAAACCAACATTGACTTGAATGTCATAGTTGTTTTGCCATTGACGAGGATCAACAGGTATAAATTTATTATTTAAACGAACCATTTGTTGCTGAGTACCATGCTTAGTTGCTAGATGTAAAATACCTAACATTAAATCTTTAACTCCTGTTTCAGCAAATACACGAGCAATTAATTCAATTTTACCCTGACTAGCTGATACAATTTGATTTACTGCACTCGCAGTTGTTGATTGTAAAACTTGTGGGTCTAAACCCATTGATGCTTTGTTTAATCCTGTACGTGCCTCTTTTAAGGTGTCCAAATAATCCAACATTGGAAATGCTTGATTTGCTACTAACGGAGTTGATAAAGGTTGAACAGCACCAATATTCTTACTTCGTATTATACCTCCCGCTTCGTTATTCAGGACATCATCAATATTAACAGCACCATCTTGAACTACCAACCTAGTGTTATTTGATAGATATAAATTATCTAAAATCTGTCTTAGTACAGTTGATTTAATTAACTGAATATCCATTAGACTTTCAGCCACAGATTGACCAATTAATCTATGAGGCATTAGAATTGGACTACAACAAGCGAATGGAATATGATCAAAGACTTCGTTATGCAATATTTCATACGATCCACCGATTGAGCAAATACGTCTTAACTCGCTTATACCATCACCATCTACATCAACTTTGATATACATCTCATGATATAAAACTTTTTTCCTAGAATCATCTAAGGAATCATTGTCAACAGTACCGCCATCAATATCATCAAACCTATTCAGTTTTTCTTCTTCTTGATCTAATTCTTCTCCCGTACCCGCATACTGTAATACAGTTTCATAATCATAACCCATAGCCACTAATTCACCGACAGTCATCTCTCTTCTGTGGCAAACAAATTCAGCATCAGATAATGATTTACAATGACGAGGAATTAAAAATTCTTCTTCAGGTATATTAATTATTTTAATTTCGCCAGATGTTTTCTTACGCTTGATTTTAACATCATAGACCATAGGTATGGGTATGACGTTACCCATTTCATCTGTTTGTTCTTCTGCATCTTCATTTATTGGGCGTGAATCTTGTTCAATGATTTCAATATTGTCATCTGCTGTTAAAATAGTTAATTCATCTAAAGTTAAATTATTGTACGATTCTTCAGTAACATTTTCTGATTCTTCCCAGTAATATTTTACGACACCCAGTTTAAACAACATGGCTGATTTGAACCAATTATGAAATAACGAAAAGCCACTGTTTTGCTCTATAACATAATTAGCATAATGCGAGGCTTGTTCTGCACCCATAACATCTTCAGCTTGGCGAGGTAAAAATTTTACATAATCTTTACTTGATGTAAAAATTCGCATAACAGATGGCATGATCTGTTCAATAACCTCTTGTACATCTGAAGTTACTACTTTTGACTTACCCTCTTGTTCATTACCGAATGGTTCAGAGTTATAATAATCCTGTACATCAATACGGAAACTAGACAAGTCTGTATCGTAATAATTTAGAGCATCTTCAACTTCGTTTTTTAAAATAGCCTTGAGTTGAGATTCTTCCATCTTTGGCATAATTAATTCTTTTCTTGTTTGTAAATATTTGGCGAATAGCCATTAATTGTTAGGTTCTTAAATTCGTTTATTTTTTCTTCTTTTTTTTTGTTTTATTCATTTTTTTATTTTTTCCGTACATTATTTTCTCCTTTTTTTAAATGTTGATACTTTGCTTTTAGGGTTTGCTCTTTTACGAGTAACCGCTGACTTAACTTGTGCCTTAGTCATTTTCTTAGCAGTAGCTAACGGAACACATTTTGGATAACCACGCTTAGAACTTTTAGCTGACTTACGTCCACAAGGTTGATACTTGCCTTTTTTCTTAGGACTAGCAATATCTACCCATTTTTCTTTTTTAAACCATTTGGTTAAACCACCTTTAGGCTTTGCCATTATGCAGTCCTATATTTGCCACCACGCTTTTTATAGGTTCTAACTAACCAGCCATTACTATATGCTGAGGGATAAACATCAAATTTACGTTTTGCCTCTGCCTTAACACGTGCATATAGCGAAGGGTTAGTCGGTATAGCCTTTTTCTTTTTAGTGGGTTTTCTTTTTTTAGTCATTTATGTACTTTTTGTATTTTAAATGTAGCTTTTAAACTTGCCCCTTTATGTGGTTTGAAACCACCAGTAGGGTTTTTCATTAAAGTGTAGCCACTACCCTTTTTCATAAAATGATACCCACGTGGGGCTGATATTGATTTAGTATTTTTCATTTGATAAACATATTGTGTAATAATTCGTCATACTCTCGTAATTCTTGATGTGTATTTCTAAAAGGATAATTTATACCACTACTAACTGCTCTATTAATTGCTTGTTGCTGGTCAACCATTTGTCCGTCTAACAAACTAGGAATTAAAGTTGGTAAACCACTATTCAAACGAGGATCATTAACTTGCATAGTATAAACTGTTGAAATTTTACCATCATTGTCCATAAAATTTCCAGTATTCAAACTATTGTAATGATGCCTAACAATAGGATCACTTGGTGTTGGAAAATTACTAAAAGGCAAGTTAACAAAAAAATTAGGTGTTGAAAATGATTGTGGATTTATAGGTTGTCCTAATAAATTTCTAAAATAATTATTATTATTAAGTAATCCCATAATACTTTACCATTTCTTACAACTCCAATAACGGGCTGAGGTTTTATCTTTGGCAGTATCACATTTGTGTCTTGCCCTGAAACTTTTTCTGCGACCAGGTTCGTTTTTGCGAATCTTTAAATTTGGATCACCAAATGTAACTCGCACCACATTGTCGTTTTTATTCTTTACAAAAACTTGAAATTTTTTTCTACCAAAACTCGTCTGCCCTTTACTAATACGAGTGGGTTTGTTTAATGTTACTTTTCTGCCTTTGTAGGTTGCCATTCTAATTTCTCTCTAATTAAATCTGCTATTGATACTTGTATGCCTAATTCACGACTTTT